CGCAAGAGGCGAGCGGGTTCAGCAAGCTCCCTGAAAAGATGAAGGCTGCGGTTCAGAAATGTGACGCAAGTTTGAACCAAGGGTACCAGGCGAGTAACTGTTTTAGTTTCAACTGTAAGATTGGGCCTGACAACGTCGCAATCTGTCGTTGTCCAATGGGGCAAGTTCCCGCTGCCACAACATTTCTAACAGAGGCTGGGCAAGGCAATCCGGAAGCTTGCTACCAACACCCTGTAAGTTTACCCGTCCAACAATAAACTCACGAGGGGTAGCGATGCTAAAGATTTACATTCTAATAATTGTCCTCGGTTTTGTTGGTGGATCAGCTTACGGCGCGTACTATTATTACAAAGACAGCCAGCGGCGCATCCAAATTTTGACCGAGAACACGGCCAAGCTGGAGACCGCCAAACAAATGCAGGACGAGACGATTAATATAATGATTGAGGACCGTGAGAAGTTTGCAGAGCTAAACAAGGAACTTGGTTTAAAATTAAACGCGGCAAATGTCTACAAAGATGTTTTGATAGGTAAACTTAGAAAGCATGACTTGGCGAAACTAAGTCTTAGGAAGCCTGGTTTGGTAGAAAAGAAAATTAACAATGGCACGAATAAACTGTTCCGTTCGCTCGAGGCTATTTCCGGCGCTGTTGCTCCTTCCTCTGCTAAGTAGCTGCACAGGTTTTAAGGAGATATTGCCGGTTGAGATCAAGACGGTCGAGGTTGAGCGCAAGATACCAGTTCAGAACAGGCCCCGCCCTGTATCTTTGAACAAGATACACTTTTACGTTGTTACGGAAGACACTTTCGCAGCGTTTAAGCGAAGATTTGAGAAAGAAAATGGAGATTTGCTTTTTTATGCAATGAGTGTCCGAGATTACGAGACGCTCGCTTTGAACATGGCCGAGATAAAACGGTTTATACAACAGCAAAAGGAGGTTATTGTGTATTACGAAAAAGCTGTAGCCCCAGCAGGAAAAAAAAATGAATAAGAATATTGCCGCAGAACAACTAGCGGATGGAACTGTAGTATCCTATCATAGCATTGAAATTGTGTGTGCTGATTGTGGGTATGATCTTGATGAAGCAGAACTAGAGGCTGATAAATGTTCTGACTGTGGACAAGATCTTTTGTTAAAGCAAAGCGTGTCTGTGCGAGTAACCTCTATTCCGGCAAGTGGAGAGGCTTAGGCGTCGTCTTCGTGGCTGAAAAGGCAGTTTATAGTTTATTACGAAAAAGCCGTTGCGCCATCTTTGGCGAACGGAAAGAAGGGTAAGTAGGACATGGCTGACGAACCGACTTCTTTGATTGACGGCCCTATACCTTCTCAGGGTATGCCTCTTGGGGGTTTGACTGACCAAGAGATTGACGTTGAAGAGATTCAGGATCCTACAGAGATCGTTGAGGAAGAAGACGGTTCTGTTGTCATAAACTTTGAAGATGCGTTATCTGAGCAGCTTCAGGCAGAACCCGACGCTAATCTTGCGGAGATTTTAGACGAACGGGTTCTGATGGATTTATCTTCGGAATTGGTGGGGTATTATGAAGACGACAAAGGAAGTCGTCAGGATTGGGAAGATTCTTATACCGAGGGGTTAGACCTTCTTGGCATTAAGTATGAAAGCAGAGATGAGCCTTTTCGCGGATCTAGTGGTGTAACCCATCCGGTTATCGCGGAAGCCGTCACACAGTTTCAAGCACAAGCCTACAAAGAACTCTTACCCAGTTCCGGCCCGGTAAGGACCCAGATTGTTGGTGCGTCCTCCCCTGAAGTAGAGGCGCAATCCCAACGCGTTCAAGAGTTCATGAACTTCCAGATTATGAACGTTATGGATGAATATGATCCTGAGATGGATCGCTTGTTGTTCTATCTTCCGTTGGCTGGGAGCGCGTTTAAGAAGATATACTTTGATGACATTCTAGACAGGGCTGTATCTAAATTCGTTCCTGCCGATGATCTTCTTGTCCCGTACAATGCTACGGATCTTTCTTCCGCCTCCAGGGTTACGCACGTCATTAGAATGAATACGAATGATGTGCGAAAGAACCAAGCAGCTGGTTTCTACCGAGAAGTTGATATTATTGCTTACGGAGACGAAGACGAGGTTCGGCAGAAGGAAAGAGAACTTCAAGGAATTGAGCGTTCCGGCGGTGATGATCAGGACTGCACTATCCTTGAGGTACACACAGACTTGGATTTGCCGGGCTTTGAGCATGTTAGCCCCATCGATGGAGAAGAGACGGGAATTAAACTTCCTTATATCGTTACCATAGATGAGGGAAGTCAGAAGGTTTTGGCTGTTCGCAGAAACTGGAACGAGGGTGACGAGTACTACAGAAAAATTCAATACTTCTCTCACTATAAGTTTCTTCCTGGTCTAGGCTTCTACGGTTATGGCCTTTTGCATATGATTGGTGGTTTAGGTCGATCTGCAACATCTATTTTAAGGCAGCTTATTGATGCTGGTACACTGGCTAATCTTCCCGCTGGGTTTAAAGCTCGCGGTATTCGCATTCGTGATGCTGATGAGCCTCTGTCTCCTGGCGAGTTTCGTGATATTGATGTTCCCGGCGGCGCTTTGCGCGAGAGCATCATGCCTCTCCCGTACAAGGAGCCTAGTCAGACACTGATGTCTCTTCTGGGGTTCGTAGTGGATGCGGGAAGACGTTTCGCAGCCATTGCTGATTTGCAAGTAGGGGACGGCAACCAGCAAGCAGCTGTTGGAACTACCGTGGCTCTCTTGGAACGTGGCTCTAAGGTGATGTCGGCAATACATAAGCGGCTTCACTACGCGCAAAAACAAGAGTTCCGCATGTTAGCGAGAGTTTTCTCGGAATCACTTCCGCCAATGTACCCGTACAGTGTCTATGGTGCGGAAGCTACGATTAAGCAGGCAGATTTCGATGAGCGTGTCGATGTTATACCTGTATCTGATCCAAACATCTTCTCAATGTCACAAAGGCTGGCGCTCGCGCAAACGCAGCTTCAGTTGGCGCAGTCGAATCCTCAGATGCATAACCTTCACGAGGCTTTCAGGCGTATTTATCAGGCAATAGGTGTCACGAACATTGAAGCCCTGCTTCCTACTCCCCAGCCGCCGCAGCCGACTGACCCCGCAATTGAGAATGCAAAGTCTATTATTCAAGAGGCTTTGCAGGCTTTCCCAACGCAAGACCATGACGCTCATATGACGGCGCACATTATATTTATGAAAACGCCTATTGCAGCGTCTTCACCTCCCGTTTTTGCCTTACTGCAAGCGCATTTATGCGAGCACATTGCGTTTAAGGCTCGTGGCGTTGTTGACGCTCAGATGCGAGCTATGATGGAGGAGGCTATGCAAATGGGCCAGCAGCCGCCCCAAGTAGATTTAGAGTCCAAGGTCGCTGAACTTATAGCTCAGTACACCGAAGAAGTTATGGCGGCTCTTATGCCACCGCCAGAGGGTGAAGTAGACCCCTTGGTTGAGCTTCGGTCCAAGGAACTTGATATCAAGGCGGCAGACTTGGAGCGCAAGGCTGCTGAATTTGATCAGCGTCTGTTGTTTGACGTTGCGAAAGAGGACGCTAAGGAACAGATGTCCGCTGACAAGATTGATTCTCAGGAGGATATCGCTCTGCTACGCGCCGAGGTTAACCGTGAGCGGATCAATCAAGGCACACCTGGAAGAGGAAACTAGTTATGGCTGAAAACACATATTTAACTAGCTTTAGAAAAGCGAACAAGAAGCTTTCTTCAAAGGATTTTAAATCTAAATCCGGAAAGAGTGGCTATTACCCTGCCAAGAAGAATCTTCTTCTTAATGAGATTACAAAGTTAGACAAAGTCCTTAAAAAGAACCCTGATAATAAAGAGGCTTATTACGCTAAAGACGATTTGCTAGGTCGGCTGGACTCTGTTGAACAATCAACAGGTTTACCTGAATCAAAAACCCCTCTGTCACGGGGGCTGGCTCGTGGCGGTGTGGCGCGAAAAACAAGGATTTTTTAATGGCCAAAAGATCAACATCCGGAAGAACCGTAATAAATCCAACTGGCACGGCTTCTTATAAAAATAAGAGGGGGCAGTTCAATCAAGCAACCAGAGAGGCTGTTAAATCTGCTGGAAAGAAGGTTATTAAATCTGCTGCAAAATCCGCTCTTAGGCGTAGTATCCCAGGTGTTATACTAGGTACAGCATATGATCTTGCTGAGAACAGGGGTGCTGAATCTTTTAAAAATCTCAAGGAACTTAAACGCGGTAAGTTGAAAAAAGGTTTGAATAAAGTTAAACCACTACCTGCTGATAAGCCAAAGGCTAAGGCTAAGGCCGAGGCCAAGCCAAAGGCTAAGCCGAAGTACGCCCCCAAACCTAAAAGGAAGCCTGTTTCTCCAGAAACTATGGAGTTTCTCAAGATCAAAAAAACAAGGATTTTTTGATGGCCAAAAACATGACCCATTACTTCAAGGATGGAACCAAACATCCCGGAGGGACACACAAGATGCCCAATGGCGATCTTCATAGCGGGTCTAAACACGGTACTGCCAGCAAGAAACTTTACCACTATGCGGAGTTGCCTTCGGCTTCGGCAAAGAAAAAGGCTAGGAAGAGGGCGTAATGTTTCACGTGAAACAATATGGCTATTAAAAGGCAGAGCCCCATACGCCGCACTACTAGCGGCAAAGGCGCCAACTATCGTAAAACCAGCAAGGGTGCTGGAATGACGAAGAAGGGTGTTGCTGCTTACCGCAAGGCTAATCCGGGGTCTAAGCTTAAAACAGCGGTTACGGGGAAAGTTAAGAAGGGCAGCGCGGCTGCCAAGCGTCGTAAGAGTTATTGCGCTAGATCGGCAGGACAGTTGAAGAAAAGTTCTGCCAAAACTAAGAACGACCCTAACTCACGTATTCGTCAGGCAAGGAAAAGGTGGAAGTGCTAATGTCTTTATATGAGAATATAAACAAGCGTAAAAAAGCCGGAACATCTCGTTCTAAATCGAAAAGTACGATTAGTGATAAGGCGTATTCTGAAATGAAAGCTGGATATAGGTCCGGTGGTATGGTTGAACAGATGTCCGAACAGATGGACGTTTCTAAAAAAGAGGCAGGTGGTCTTATGAAAAAGGCAAAGAATATGAATGATGCCGAAGGCATGAACATGGGTGGCATGAAGCGCCGGCCAATGCCTGCCCCAGGAATGGGCGGTTATGAAATGAATATGGCTGACGGCGGTATGGCCCGTATCAAGGGCGCTCCTCCCATTCAAGTGAAGGGTCTTACTTATAACGATAACAGTGGAAAGGGGACTTTCTGATGGCGGCAGGTGTAACCTATACAAAAGAGTCTGAAGCGGCGGCGTATGCCAAAACAGTTGATGGAACCGTTGTTCCCGTTGACAGAGACGGTGATGGAGTAACCGATGGGTTCAACGTCATTGAACAGCAGCAACCTGGTAGAGATGAGGCTGTGACAGGAGGCCAAACCTATGAAGGTTCTTCAAGTGGTGCGACAGGTGCAACCTCAGGACCGACTACTGTCTTACGTAATATGGGCGGCATGATGCAGGATATGCCCGGTTACATGGGCGGCGGCATGATGGACGAAACTCTTGGCTACACGCGTGGTGGTATGACCGAAGAGAAACGCGGCCCTATCAAGTATTCCAAGGGCGGTGCTATTAAAGGCAAGAATTTTAAGGGGTCTTACTAAAATATGTCCGACCCAACGACCTTTGCTTACAAATTATTGAGAGCAATACAAAGTCGCATAGAACTCACCCAAGACGCTATTCTACATGGTACGCCTAAAGACATGGAGTCTTACAGGCATCTTACAGGAGAGCTTCAAGGGCTAGAATTTACTGAACGGGAGATAAAGGATCTCCTGCAAACCACGGAGGAAGAATGACCAAAACTTTATACGTTCCAGACCACGTAGTAGAGCCTCAGAAAGAAACACTAAAGAATTCCGCATCGTCTGCTTACATAGATAAAAGTGAGAAAGTGCTCGACCCCTCTCTTGTCAGCAAGAATTTGAAAGAGAGACTGCCCCAGCCTACAGGCTGGCGCTTACTTGTGATGCCATACATGGGTAAAGCTGCAACTGAAGGGGGTATTCTTATTCCCGACGCAGTTAGAGACCGAGAGGCTTTAGCAACGGTGGTTGCTTATGTCTTGAAGGTGGGTCCTCTGGCTTACCAGGACTCTGCGAAATTTGGCGACCTTGAAGATCGTAGTTGGTGTAGTGAAGGCGATTGGGTGTGTATCGGAAGATATGCAGGCGCCCGATTTAAGATTGAAGGAGGCGAGGTCCGCGTCATTAATGATGACGAGGTTATTGCTACAATTCTTGAGCCTGATGACATTAAACATATTTAGAAAGAAGACATAAACCATGGAGAAGAACCATGCCTGAAGAAACTAAAATTGACGTAGGAGACACCGAAGAAGATTCGGTTGATGTTAAGCTTTCGTCAGATCAAGTCGATGAGTCTAGTTCGGATGATAATTCCGTTGAAGTCTCTTCGGAAGATTCAAACGAGGAGCTTGAAGAGTATAGCGCGGGTGTTAAAGGCCGCATTAACGAGCTCACCAAACGTTTTCGCGAGGAAGAGCGCCAAAAGCAAAGCGCAATTCAGTACGCGGAGAATATCCAGAAGGAAAATGCGAACTTAAAAACTCGTATGGACGCTTTGGACAAGGGGTATATTGAGCAGTTCGAAGGAAGAGTTTCAAGCGAACTTGAAACCGCGAAACGCGTTCTTCGAGAAGCCCATGAAACTGGAGATGTAGACAAACTTGTTGAGGCTCAAGAGGCTTTGGCTGATTTGTCTTTGCAAAAAACCCAAAGTAGATCGCCGCAGGATCGCTCCGTCGAAGTTCCACAACCTCAAGAAATCCCACCTCAAGCAGCCCCACCTCAAGCTTCCGCCGACCCAAAAGCGGAGAGTTGGGCGTCAGATAATGACTGGTTTGGCCAAGATGAGGTTATGACATATGGTGCTTTCGGCATCCATCGTCGTTTGGTAGAGGATGAGGGGTTTGACCCTAGTTCAGATGACTACTATGCTGAACTTGACAGTAGACTTAGAACTGAATTTCCAAATAAGTTTGATTTAAAGTCTAGGTCTAACGGGGGAAGAAAAGTTGCGTCAGCTGAATCTTCTGCATCCCGCAAGAAAAGTGGACGGAAAACTGTGCGGTTAACCTCTTCTCAAGTAGCTATAGCTAAGAAGCTAAATGTGCCGCTTGAGGAATACGCAAAATATGTGAAGTGAGGGAATAACCATGACTATTGAGAACACATCTCGCGAAAAGTCTACGAGAACGCCTAGAGCCAACCAAACTCGTGCAGGGCAAGCACGCAGAGAACCTTGGAAGCCCCCGTCCATGTTGGACGCGCCGCCGCCGCCAGATGGTTACAAGCATCGGTGGATCAGGTCTGAAGTAATGGGTTTTGATGACCGTAAAAACGTAGCAGCACGATCTCGAGAGGGATGGGAACTGGTACGTGGTGAAGAATACCCAGACTTTGAGGTCCCGACCGTTGAAGATGGTAAACATGCTGGTGTAATAGGCGTAGGTGGTCTTTTACTTGCAAGGATTCCGCTTGAGATTGTTGAAGAACGCGACGAGCATTTTCGTGGCATGACACGCAATCAAATGGCCGCTGTTGATAACGACCTAGCTCGTGAGCAGCATCCGGCAATGCCTATCAATAATCCTGATAGGCAATCTCGTGTAACTTTTGGAGGTCCTCAATCCGAGGACTAGGAGAAAATTAAATGGCTAATAGTAATGGAAGCTTTGGCCTGCGTCCCATCAGTAAGTTGGGCGGAGGTTCAAATTCCACTGGTCTTACCGGATATACTCCATATGAAATTGCCTCAGACAACGCTGGCAAAATCTACCACGGACAGATAGTCGTACCCCTCGCTTCTGGGTATATCGACCATACATCTAATGCCGCTGGTGGTTCTGTTAGTGCCCTGGGTGTGTTTCAAGGATGTGAGTATGTCTCTAGCACCACTGGTAAACCAACTTGGAGTAACTACTGGCCTGGATCTGGAGCGGATAGTAACCATCCGGTGAAGGCTTTTATCAATGACGACCCTAGTCAGTTGTATGTTATTGCAACGGACGCTTCGTGGACGAGCAAGGCAACGGCACGCGCAAGTGTGTTTTTGAATGCTAGTACGTCTACGGGTATAACGGGCACCGATGCTACAGGTGTATCGTTGGGTCGTTTGGCTATCAGTACCCTAGCAACAACCAACAGCCTTACTTTACGGGTTATGGGTTGGACTGAGGATCCTGAAAATCAGGACTTCGAAGCTGCTGGAATTGGCGCAATTGTCAGGTTGAACAACAGCTTTAATGCACCTACGGGTTCCATTGCTGCTGGCACTGTTTCAACCACTGGCGTATAGGAGAGGATTGAAAAATGGCTATTAGCAGAGCCCAACTAGCAAAAGAGCTAGAGCCCGGACTCAACGCCCTTTTCGGCCTTGAGTATGCACGGTATGACGATGAGTCTTCGGAGATTTATGATACTGAATCTTCGGAACGTGCTTTTGAAGAAGAGGTTATGCTTTCAGGCTTCGGGTCAGCACCCGTCAAGCAGGAAGGTTCAGCAATTACCTTTGATGATGCACAAGAAGCGTATACGGCGCGGTACACGCATGAGACTATTGCGCTTGCTTTCTCCATTACGGAAGAAGCAATCGAGGATAATCTTTATGATCGCCTCGCCTCTCGCTATACGAAAGCTTTGGCACGCAGCATGGCCAACACCAAACAGGTGAAGGGCGCAGCTACGCTGAACAACGCTTTTGATAGCACGTTTGCTGGTGGTGATGGTAAGGAGCTTTGTGCTACTGACCATCCTCTTGTAAACAATGGATCGCTTCGTAACGAGCCCAGCACAGATGCTGACTTGAACGAAACCAGCCTTGAGAATGCTCTTATCGACATTGCAGCTTATGTTGATGAGCGCGGCCTTAAAGTTTCGGTTCGTGGACAAAAGTTGATTATTCCTCCCGCACTTCAGTTCGTGGCGGATCGTCTTCTTGAGTCTACTCTTCGTCCAGGTTCTGCGGACAACGATGTTAACGCAATGCGTAACATGGGTATGCTCCCGCAGGGTTATGTTGTTAACCACTATCTGACAGACACGGACGCATTCTTCATTAAGACGGATGCTCCTCGCGGTTTCGTTCACTTTGAACGTATGCCGATGTCTACGAAGATGGAGGGCGACTTTGATACAGGCAATGTACGGTTCAAAGCCCGTGAGCGTTACAGCTACGGTTACTCTGATCCTCGTTGCGTGTACGGATCTAAAGGCGCGTAAGACTACGGGGGAGAGGAAACTCTCCCCCACTTTATTTCTGGGAATTATAGCCCTAGCGACTGTCCCAGCAGACGCTTACGAAGACTCTAGGGCCGATCTTTCGTAAGGAGATATGAAATGGCGACTACTACATTTAACGGTCCCGTCCGTTCACAAAACGGTTTTCAACAAATTGCAACAGATAGTACCACTGGTACAGTAACTCAGAACCAGTTTGAGATTCAAACTGTTGCAACTTCTGGTATCAACAACATTGTTGATACGAATGGTTTTTCAGGAACGGCCACCGCCGCTGGAGCAAACAACGCTAGTTTGGATACTGGTGCTACTATTTTTGGAATTACCCCAAATGCTCATGGTTCTGGTATTCCAGACGCAGCCATCAACACTTTTGTAAATAAGGTTGGTGGCACTATTGTCACCTCTATTCTTATTGACCTTCAAGGCGGTTTTGACGGTTCTGGTTCGGTGGATCGAGTTATTGGTGACGGAACTGAGGCTAATGCTTACATTGCAGAACTAACTAAAGAAGTTAATGGCATACCTATTCTTCTTGAGTTTGGTTGCGTAGAAGTTCCAACGGGTGGTGATCCAGATATTAACGTAGATATTTCTGCCACAGGAACAACCGCTGGGGGCTCGGCTCCTACTACTACAACCCAGATGATGAACAACGGCGACCTTACTTTAGGCTATTATAACTCTGTTGATTCTGGGGCTGTGATGGCCGCTTTGTCTAAGAAGTACGTCTATCTTGTTGCAGGGGCCTCTACAGACGCCGCTTATTTAGCAGGTAAACTTTGGATTCGTATTACTGGGATGAACGTCGATTTTAATAATGGCTAAAAGTTTAGGCCGGGAGGATAACCTCCCGGCCCTTTACTAATGTGAAAGAATACGGACATGGCTGATGCTGTAACAACAACTACCGTAGAAGATGGCCCTAAAAAAGCCATTATCTATTGCACGAATACAAGCGACGGAAACGGAGAGGCTGCTGTTGTCAAAGTAGATGTATCCGCACTTTCGTCCTTGCAAGACGGAACGGCTTGTACGGGTGTTCGCATTGAGAAAGTTAAGTTCTCTAATGTTGGGATGAGTGTCAAACTTCTTTGGGATGCTACCACTGACGTTATCGCGGTAGAGCTTCCAGCCGATTATTCAGATACTCTAGATTATTCCGACATAAGTGGTCTTCCTAATGTTGCGGCTTCTGGTGGCAACACAGGAGACATTCAACTTACAACTGTCGGGCATAGCAGTGGTGATACGTACTCTATCGTGCTTCACTGCTTAAAACAGTACTAAGTCAAATGTCCGATAGTCTTGATCGAAAGAATGAACTTGACCTAGTTAAAATTAAAGGTGAATTGCAGCTGCTTTCGGAAAGAATTCTGACTATAAAAACAAATGACCTACACCATGTTCAGAAGTCTCTTGATCTTATCACCAAGATTTTGTGGGGTGTAGGGATTGTAATATTAGGTCAACTTGCTGTTGCTGTTCGCTTGTCTCTTTTTGAATAGGAATTAATTATGTCAACTTCTGGTTCGGTTGATTTTAACCTAGACATGGCCGAAATTACAGAAGAGGCTTTTGAGCGTTGTGGTCTTGAGTTCCGAACAGGATATGACGCGAAGACGGCGCGTCGTTCCTTAAATCTTTTGTTTGCAGAATGGGCCAACAGGGGTCTGAATTTATGGACTGTGGAAGAGATTACGCAGTCTCTCGCTAGGTACTCCACAAGTTCTTCAATAGCCACGTACCCTATAGGAACCATAACAGCTACCGTAGGAGCTTCCACCGATCTTGTTGTTGGTAGAACCATCACTGGAGGGGTTAGTGGTACAACGGCTTCGGTTATTTCCAAACCTAGTTCAACTACTATAACCATAACGATACCTTCCGGTTCGTTTACAGCAGGCGAGGCTATAACAAGCACCGCAAGCGACGATTCCGGTGTCTCGACCACTATTGCCGCCAATCCGAGCCTTGCAGATGTCAACGCTACCGTTGATGTCTTAGAGGCTGTTGTACGCCGAAGCGGATCAGACATTGGTATTAGTCGAATAAGTAGGGGCGCTTATCTTGATACACCAGATAAATCCACCCAGGGGCGCCCTTCTCAGTTCTATATAGACCGTCAGATAACACCCACAATTACGTTGTGGCCATCTCCGGAAAACTCTACGGATCAACTGATTTATTACCGTGTGAAACGACTACAAGATGCTGATGTCGGTGTGAACACTCCGGACATTCCTTTTCGTTTCCTGCCCTGTTTGACAGCGGGATTGTCGTATTACATGGCTATCAAGCGGTCTCCGGACAGGGTTCAGTTTTTAAAGGCTCTTTATGAGGAAGAGTTTCAAAGAGCCGCGTCAGAAGATAGCGAAAGAGTGGGTCTTCGTTTGGTTCCGAGTTTTTCATCAATGAGTCTTTGAGATGTCTCGATACGCTGCTGGAAAATATGCAAAAGGGATTTCGGATCGTTCTGGAAGAGCATATCCCTTGCGGGTGATGTTGAAGGAGTGGACGGGCAGTTTGGTGGGTCCGGATGAATACGAATCAAAGCAGCCGCAGATTGAGCCTCGCCGGGTCAGGTCCGACCCGCAGGCGTTACGAATTAGTCGTCCTAATTCTCCGGAGCCTTCCGTAGCCGTGATACTCACATTAAATCCTTTTCAATCTTCCGCAAGCGGTTCGGCTGTTATAACCGTTAACGAGCCTGGTCACGGTAGATCCACAGGTGATCTGGTTCGTTTCAGGACTTCGGAGGCTTTTGATGGTTTTACGGAGGCTGTTATAGAGTCCTCAAGCGGATACGCTATAACCGTTCCAACCGACGACGCTACCAAGGATGATTTCTACACATTTACCGCGTCTAGCGGCACGGCGGCTGTGGGTGGTATTGAAGGGGGTGGTGGAACTGCTTCGGCAGGTCCTGTAACACTGCCGGCATTGCCTGTTGTTGATTTAGGTAACGGGTTTATCACTTAGTTAAGGGGCTATAAATGGCTTATACATACACAACCCTGAAGACGGCAATACAAGATTACGTGCAAAGCACAGAGACGACGTTTGTCAGTCAACTTCCTAGATTTATTTTAAACGCGGAAGAACGCATTTTAAAAGAATGCCAATTAGACGTGTTTCGTAAATCCTCGCAAGGAATTGCGTCGAACGGAAACGCCTATTTGCAAAAGCCCATTGATTTTCTGTCTCAAAACTCGTTGAGTGTTATAAATTCTTCCAGTAAAGAGTTCTTGTTGTACAAGCAAGTCACTATGCTTCAAGATTACACACCTGACCCAACCACAACCGGAGTGCCTCAGTATTACGCTGATTGGGACGAGGCTACTTTCTTTTTGGCCCCCACTCCTAACGACGACTTTACGATGGAGTTACATTATTTCTACAGACCCGATTCTATAACCACGGTTGCTAGTGGAACTACTTGGTTAGGTGATAACGCAGAACTTGCTCTTTTGTACGGCGCCTTAGTTGAAGCCTATACCTTTATGAAAGGTGAGGCTGATATTTTGAGCCTCTACAACCAGCGTTTTCAAGAGTCTTTGCAGTGGATGAAGAATCTAGGGGAGGGTCTTCAAACTAGGGACCAATATAGGCATGATCGTTTACGGAGGGATGTAGCGTAATATGTTTACTCTAAAAGCTGACGTAGCGTCAGATTACAAAGTTGTGGTTCACACTACAGATCATAGAGGCTCTACGCCAGAAGAAGTGGCGCAACGGTGCGCGGATAGGATAATTTCCGTTTCGGATAGAGCACCTCCCGCTATAAGAGACCAAGCCCTTGTATACAAGGACCAATTAGAAAAAACGTTGAGTTACTATATGAGAGAGGCTATAAATAGTGATAGGACGACCATATACAACACCCTAGTCGATGCGGGGCACCCGGAACTAGCAGAACTCGTAAGGAGAGTTTAAAAATGGCAATTACCCAGGCAATGTGTACGTCGTTCAAGAAAGAATTGATGACCGCTACACACAATCTCACCAACGGCGCTAACAGCTTTAAACTCGCGTTGTACACGAGCAGTGCAACGATGAGTGCCGCAACCACCGCGTACAGTTCGACTAACGAAGCGAGCGGGACGAACTACACTGCGGGAGGAGCTGCTTTGACGAATGTCACGCCCACTACCAGCGGTACAACCGCTTTCGCTGACTTTGCTGACCTCACGTTTAGTAACGCAACCGTTACAGCTAACGGTGCATTGATCTACAATGACACGGCTTCTGGTGATCCGGCAGTTGTTGTACTGGCGTTTGGTGCAGATAAAACGTCTACCGCAGGTGACTTTACGATTCAGTTCCCTACGGCGGATGCAAGTAACGCCATTATCCGTATCGCTTAGTTAAGATGCCCTCCTCATGTCTTCTTTAGGTGGCTGGGGTCGTGGAGACTGGGGTGAGGGTGCTTGGAGCACAAGTTTACCTAACCTATCTGTAAACGGTTGGAGCCGTGGAGACTGGGGTGAGGGTGCTTGGGGTTCCGTCCTACCTGTAGCTGTTTCAGGGGTTTCGGCGTCTTCGGGCGTTGGAAGTGTGACGGTTACAGGTGAGGTAAACATCCCGGTATCGGGCCTCGCAGCTACTGGAGCAGTAGGCTCCGTCTCTGTCTCTACAGAACAAGTATTATCTGTCACGGGCCTCGCAGCTACTGGAGCCGTTGGTTCGGTTGTAGTAGACGCGGCCTCGGATGTATCTGTCACGGGCCTCGCAGCTACTGGAGCCGTTGGTTCGGTTGTAGTAGACGCGGCCTCGGATGTATCTGTCACAGGCCTCGCAGCTACAGGCTCTGTTGGTTCGGTTGTAGTAGACGCGGCCTCGGATGTATCTGTCACGGGCCTCGCAGCTACTGGAGCCGTTGGCTCTGTTATTATAAAAACTGGTTTGCTTGTATCTGTCACGGGCCTCGCCGCTACAGGCTCTGTTGGTTCCGTCGTAGTAGACGCAGCTTCAGATGTATCTGTAACAGGGTTAGCCGCTACAGGAGCCGTTGGTTCCGTCGTAGTAGACGCAGCTTCAGATGTATCTGTTACGGGTCTCGCCGCTACCGGCTCTGTTGGCTCCGTCGTAGTAGATGCCGCCTCGGATGTATCTGTCACGGGCCTCGCCGCTACCGGCTCTGTTGGCTCCGTCGTAGTAGATGCCGCCTCGGATGTATCTGTCACGGGTCTCGCCGCTACCGGCTCTGTTGGTTCGGTTGTAGTAGATTTAAATTTGGATGTACCTGTCACAGGTTTATCTGCAACGGGCTCTGTTGGTTCGGTCGTAGTAGATGCCGCCTCGGATGTATCTGTCACGGGTCTCGCCGCTACCGGCTCTGTTGGTTCGGTTGTAGTAGATTTAAATTTGGATGTACCTGTCACAGGTTTATCTGCAACGGGCTCTGTTGGTTCGGTCGTAGTAGATGCCGCCTCGGATGTATCTGTTACGGGTCTCGCCGCTACCGGCTCTGTTGGTTCGGTTGTAGTAGATTTAAATTTGGATGTACCTGTCACGGGTTTATCCGCAACGGGCTCTGTTGGCTCCGTCGTAGTAGATGCCGCCTCGGATGTATCTGTCACGGGCCTCGCCGCTACCGGCTCTGTTGGCTCCGTCGTAGTAGATGCCGCCTCGGATGTATCTATCACGGGCCTCGCCGCTACCGGCTCTGTTGGCTCCGTCGTAGTAGATGCCGCCTCGGATGTATCTGTCACGGGTCTCGCCGCTACCGGCTCTGTTGGTTCGGTTGTAGTAGATTTAAATTTGGATGT